GGTGAATTCTTCTCTGGTAAAGTAGTTGCTAATGACTACATAATTGACTCAGCTGACTCTGGCGGTAACCTTCCTAGCGGTGGTTCTGACGGTGCTACTTATAGAACACCTTTGAGTGTTTCTTTAGGTAAGTACGAACGCCTTGTATTTAGAGTTTGGCTTGACTTTGTTGTTGATGCTGACTGTGATCTTAAGTATAAGATTACAACACCTAGCGGTTGCTCTGCATTCCGTGGTGTATCAAACATCTCTGCACTACCTGCAGCTGGTGGTACCGATGCTTTAACAACAGCATTTGAAGTTACAGCAACTGGTGTAGCAAAGTAGATTTCCAATCTAACTTAACAGGGGTTCGATTCCCCTCACCCGCTCTTGGCTCTGGCCCGAATGACTATCTACGGAGAACAATTCGGATACCCTCAGCCGTCGACGGTGGGAAAAGACCACAACCACAATTGAATAATATCTTGAACGTTCGAGAGCCAGTAAACTATACACACTCTCTATTGAAATGGCTAATACTTTAGCAACCAGTATTGGTAGTATTAATAATACCAGCCAAACCCCATTGGGTTTAGGTGTAGCTTATGATACTAAATACGCAACATATCTCAAGCTGTTCTCAGGTGAGCTATTCAAAGCTTATGAGTCAGCGACAATCGCAAAAGGTACTGTACAGAACCGTCAACTAAAGAACGGTAAGTCACTACAGTTCATCTTTACAGGTCGTATGCAAGCCGCATACCACACCCCCGGAGAACCAATCTTAGGATCTGGTGATCCTCCAGTAGCTGAGAAGACCATCGTCTGTGATGACCTTCTAATCAGCTCAGCATTCGTTTACGATTTAGACGAAACACTTGCTCATTACTCACTTAGATCAGAGATCTCCAAGAAGATTGGACACGCTCTAGCTGAAGCTTATGACAAGAAAGTCTTCCGTACAGTTGCACTAGCAGCTCGTGAAGCACATCCTATCACAGCATCACCGGGTCCAGAGCCGGGTGGTTCTATCATTAAGATTGGAGCTAACAATGAGTACGATGCTCAACGCTTAGTTGATGCATTCTTTGAAGCAGCTTCTATCCTTGATGAAAAAAATCTACCTAAGTCTGGTAGAACAGCAGTACTATCTCCAAGACAGTACTACGCACTGATCTCTCAAGTCGATTCAAACATCTTGAACCGTGACTATGGTAGTTCACAAGGTAATTTGAACTCTGGTGATGGTCTTGTATCTATTGCAGGTATCGACATCAAGCGTTCTAACAACCTACCTTTCAAAGCTGGTACAGTTAATTCACAAGCTGGTGAGAACAACGCATACAATGGCGACTTCTCACAACATGCAGGTCTTATCTACCAGAAAGATGCAGCTGGCGTTGTCGAAGCAATCGGCCCACAAGTACAAACTAGTGGTTCGGATATTAAGACAATGTACCAAGGCGATTTAATCGTCGGACGCTTAGCAATGGGCGTTGGCACACTTAACCCTGCTGCTGCAATTGAAATTCAAACTGCTTGAGGTAAACTATGTCAGTTAAACCCGGAGTTTCAACAACTAGAACTATCTCTGCTGCTAATGGTATTAGCGGTGGAGTAGGTTCTACTACAACTAATGCGTTAACACCTTTAGAATATGGTAGACAAGTCCAATCGGATGGTCTATCTGCTAGAGGAGAAGCTTAATATAAAATTTAATTATGGCTAATGCTGCAACAGCCGCTGGAAACAATGGTGTTTCTGGCGCATCTTCTACTACCACAGCTCTTCGTGCTTCTGTAGCACAGACTGAAGGTGGTACCTTATCAAGATCAGATGTAAAGTCTGAGACAAAAAACCTACGCTTTGCTTATACAGGCGTAGAATGTGATACTCCAACAGTATCCAGATAGACACAAGGGGAGGCTTCGGTCTCCCTTTTTTTTATTTACAAATATTATTATGCCTATACCTACCACTAATGCTACGGAAGAATTACCTGCTGTTAATCAAATACTCGCATCAGTGGGGCAGGCTCCTGTAACTACGTTAGACCAAACCAACCCAGACGTTGCGATTGCATACGATACATTGTTACAGGTCTCTAAAGAAGTACAAACAGAAGGCTGGACTTTCAATCAAGAATTTGAATATGAAATAACGACCGATGCTGATAAAGAATATGCGATACCAAATAATATATTACAAATAGATTTTTCTGATTCTTATACTGGTGACATAGATGTTGTCAGAAGATCAGGTAAATTATATGATAGATATAATCATACTTATGCTTTAGGCACTACTGCAAACACTAAGTATGAAACAGATATAGTATGGTTCTTTGATTGGGTAGACTTACCTCAACCAGTACAAAACTATATTGTATCTAAAGCTGCTACAATTACCGCTCAACGTATTGTAGGAGATCCACAATTAATACAAACCTTGCAACAAAGAGAAGCATTAGCTAGAGCTAACGCACTAGAATACGAATGCAATCAAGGTGATTTCTCATTCTTTGGACACCCACAAGGACAGAGGTATAAGACAAGTTACAAACCTTACAACGCTTTACAACGCTAATGGCAAGTGTTACACAACGTGTCCAAAGTTATACAGGTGGGGTATCTAAGCAACCAGATGATAAGAAGTTTCCGGGCCAAGTTCGTGAAGCTTTGAATGCTTACCCTGATCCTACCTTTGGTTTACAAAAAAGACCGGGAACTAAATTCCTAACTAAACTTAAAGATGGTGTACCTACAGGTGGTTCAGAATTCACAGGTACATCTCTAGATAATGGTAAATGGTTTTACATACATCGTGCTAATGATGAAAAATATATAGGATGTATTCTAGGTAATTCTACTGCAGCTGATGCAGCTATACATATCTGGAATGCTACAGCTGATGGTAGTGGTGATTATGTTAAGTGTGCTGTTACAGCTAGTACTTCTAACAAAGCTTATTTGAGTGCTACAGCTAAAGATGATTATCATATATTAACTGTACAAGATACATCTATCATTACTAATAAACAGAAGACTGTAACTACACAATCTGATCCTTCTTATACTGCTAATAAAAACGCAACTATTAGATTGAAAGGTATTGAGTATAGTGCTCCCTATGAAATAAAAATAAAAGTTGGCAGCAATACTGAACAGACATTTTCAAGACCAACATACGCTTCTGATTCATTTGGTAGTACTACTACAACTGACCCTAAATTAAATGCTTGGCATATCTTAGGTAACACTTCTGATGCAGTTGACAGTCCGCAAACAGCTGGATTAAAACAGTTGATAGAAGCTAAAATATCAGCAGGTGGTGATGGTTTTGACGGTAATATGTCAGTAACTTTAACTGCTACAACATTAGAAATAGTACATAATGCAGCTTTTACCGTTACAGTTAAAGGTGGTACATCCGGTACAGAACTAGTAAGCTTTCAAGATTCAGTTAACTCTGTAGCTGAATTACCTACAGAATCTATAAATGGTAGAAAGGTTAAAATCATTAATACTGCTAATGCTAATGATGCATACTACTCTACTTTTGTAGCTACTAATGGTGTATCTGGTCCCGGTTTTTGGGAAGAAGCATTAGGGTATGGTATGTCTCCCGGTCTTACTGAAGCAACTATGCCTCATGAATTAGTTAATACTGGTACTAATGCTTTTACTTTTAGACCTATTACATGGACTGCTAGATTAGTAGGTGATGATTCTACTAACTCACACCCTTCGTTTAAAGACGCTAAGATACAACAGTCTTTCTTTTATAATAATAGACTTGGATTCTTAACCGAAGATAATGTGTCTATGAGTCAGTCGGGTGAGTTTTATAACTTTTACCATATCACAGCTCAGACTGTTAGTGCAGCTGATCCTGTTGACCTTAGTTGTTCTAGTGTTAGACCTGCTGTACTGCATGGTATTATACCTGTAGCATCTGGTTTGATTCTATTCTCTGAAAATCAGCAGTTTATTATGTATTCAGCTGATGGTAATTTATCACCAACTACAGCTTTGATACGTGGACTCTCTAACTATGAGATGGATACTAAAATAGATCCTGTTGATGTTGGTACTACTGTAAACTTTATAAGTAAAACACCTGCATATACTAGAGTATTTGGTATGACCCCAAGAGGTGAAGGTCAGGTACCTTTAGTAAGGGATGTAGGAAAAGTTGTATCTGAATATATACCAGAAACAGTTGATAATTTAATCGCTAGCCCTCAGAACTCATTCATTGCTATGTTTGGTGCCACTTCTGAGAAGGTATATTTCTACCGTACACATACAGATGGAGAGCAAGAAGTATTACAGTCTTGGTTTAATTGGCAGTTAGCAGGTAAAGTACTAGAGTTAGTTGTTGATTCAGATGTTATATATGCTATACTTAAAGTATCTAATGGGTATCAATTAGTTAGTGGTAACTTAAGTGCTACACCTGAAGATGAGATTCTTGTCACTCAGAGTGGTATACAGTTAAATCCTTATATGGATATGTATTCAAAAGCTTCTTCAGTATCACATCTTCCTATTGAATCTATAACAGTCACCGCAGGTGGATCTGGTTATAGCAGCCCACCTACTGTTACTATAACAGCTATTAATGGTGGTACTAGTGCTACAGGTACAGCTGTTTTAACAAGTAATGCTGTTAGCAGTGTTACTATAACAAACCCCGGTAAGGACTATTTACATGGAGCTACTATTTCTTTTAGTGGAGGTGGAGGTGCTAATGCTGCTGCTACTGCTAAAGTATATAATGGATCTAGATGTTACCTACCGTATGCTGATATAACTTCATTAGAACCTATTATTGTAATTGCTGGTGGTGTTGGAGATACTGATTCAGGATTCACACAAGCACCTGATAGAGGTTCTGATGGTGTAGGAGCTTACTTTGCTGTTGATAATAAAAACTTTACCAGTATAGCTACTAAAGTTATTGTTGGTTTTAGATATAATTATGATATAACATTACCTAAAACTTACTATCAATTAGATAGAGGTATAGCAGACTACGCAGCTACATTAACAATTGCACGTATGAAGTTTTCTGTAGGACGTTCTAGTACTATTGGATTTAAATTAAAATCTGATGGTTACAAAGGTAGTACACAAACATTCACTGGTGATGGTAGTAATACAATATTCTCACCTGATTTCACTGTACAAGATAGAGCTAATATAAAAGTTAAGAAGAACGGTGAAATCCAAACAACAGGTTTTACAATAGCAGATCATGCTACACTACCTGATCGTATTACTGTAACCTTTAACTCTGCACCAGCTGCTGCTAGTTCATCTGCTAATGTAACAACAGCTGCTGATTCAATTGAAATCTACATAGACAACTGGTATGATATACAACCTGTACAAGAAGCAAATGAGTACTTAGCTGATGACGTACCTATGACAGATCAAAACGTATATACAGTACCTATACATCAACGTACAGATAACTTTTTACTAAGAGTCTTCAGTGACTCACCATTCCCAGTCTCCTTGACTTCAATGATGTGGGAAGGAAACTACTCACCACGATTTTATAGGAGGACTTAAATATGGCTGACATAGGTGGAATTTTAAATGAAACAGGATGGTTTGGTGATACATCTGCGGATGTAAGACAACGACAAGTTGACCTTGCCCATGATACAGCTAATGATGCTTATGGTTTTGCAGCTGCACAAGCTGAGACTAATTATCAATATACTTTACTTAATCAGTATATTGATGATATGAATGAAAAGACCTCTATTAACTTTAAGCTTCAATCTGACATGAAAGGTTGGATGGATCGTGAAGCTATGCGTCAATATGGTCTTAGACAAGAAAGAAGAGCTTATGAGAAAAGTACAGAAGTATATGCAGAGCAACTACAATTCAATCAAATTGCACAGGATATAGCATTTAGAGATACTGCAAGAGCCTATGACGATACCTTAACTTCTTTAGGTTTTCAAGACATAGATTTACTTTTAAAATACCATGAAGGTGGAGAAACAGCTGCTTATGAAACCCAAGGGTTAACACAAAAAGTTGAGCAAGCTGATGAAACAGCAAAACTACAAGTACGTGGAACTGCATTAAATAAAGAAATAGCACAAGCTGAAGCTGCATTAGATAAGCTAGGTCTTCGACAAGGTTTAGCTGAAACTAGAGCTAAAGCTGCATTTCAAATGCAAGACTTAAGAAGAGAATATCTTCAAAAAGAAGGAGCACAACGTAACTTAGGACAAGCAGGTAGATCAGCAGGAAAGGCAATACAAGCTTTATTAGCGTCCCACGGGGCAACACAAGCTGCTATTGTAGATTCTATTACTAGAGCTGATGCTGCTGAATCTTTGAATTTTAGAAAGATTGCTCAAGGGTTAGAAAACACCGCTAAGCAAACAAATTTAAGATACGAAGAAATTGCTAAAACTTTAAGCCATACAGTTGATCAAGCCGAACAAGCTCAAAAAGGTATAGGTCTTAAATTTAGTCAACTTGGTACACGAGTTGAATTTGGTAGAGCACAAGTACAAGCTTCTAAGGATAGTGCTGCTCTTCAATATACAGCTGATCAACAAAAGATTCATATGGATAAATACCAAGCTGATCTTGGTGCTTGGGGTAATCTTAAGCTTAGACCAGAAGCAACACCAGTTGAAGGTTTACCGCTTCTACAACCTATGTCTCAGAATCAACTTGTACCTAAGCCAGAACGTGGTCCTAAACCAAGAAGAGGTGACACTTCAAGTGCTAATAGTCAGGTTGCTAATATTCTAGGTGCAGCTGCAGAGGTTGCTATTGGCGGGACTACATATTCAAATGGTGAGTGGGGTTGGTCCTTATAATAAATAACTATCATTATGAGTAATTTTAGAGGGTACGCCCAAAAAACTACAGTTCAATCGAACTTAATACAAGCACCTGATACTTCTGATCAAATCTTACAAGAAAGTAAAAGGTACTTACAACAATGGAAAGAAGTCTCTACGAGAGAAAGTAACAATCGTGAAAAATACTTAGCTAAATTAGAAAGTAATTTCGCGAAAGAACAGAACGAACGTCTTAATAATCAAAAATTAAGACAAGCCTATGCTGGTGATTTTAAAGCAGCTTTAGATTATAACCATAAAGTTAAATTAGACGATGCAGCTAGATTAGCTGAAAAGCAACAAGCACAAGCTAAACAATTAGCTGCATTCTCTAATACTCTTGGTAAAAAATTAGGTAATATAGCTGGTCAATACGTTGATGCTAGGAAAGAGTATGGTAAAAACTTAGCTCTACAATATGATATATCTGCAGAAGATGTTAAAGATTTAAAAACCCTTGATGGTCCACTAGAAGATTATGAAGGTAAAACAAATCAGATTATAAATGACCTAAGATCTCAAGGTGCTAGTTGGGATCGTATCAAACAGATCCAAAGCCTAAGCGGCTGGTCTATGAAAGGTTTGAGAGAAGGTGAAGCTGTTAGAGCAGGTGAAAACTATGAAGCACATTACTGGAATAATTACACTACTCCTATACCATTACCAGATGGTACGGAAGTATCTATTGGACAAGCAGAGTATGCTAAAGATACAGTTTTAGTCAGGCAACTGCAAGGCATTTTAGCAGGTCAATATATAAACCAACCGGGTATATCTCAGATACATCCTAATTTAATCTCTCAACATGTACAAGAAAAGGTAGCTTTAGTACATGGCCGGCAGTTGACTTATATGCATCAATCGGCAGCAAAAGAGTATCAAGCATCTGAGCATAATACTTATAAAGATATCTTAGCTACTAAATTTAAAGTTGGTGGTGTAAGAGGTATGTTTGATATGACTGCTTTGAAAGCTGGTAAAACTAACTTTGCTACTGCTGAAGCTACAAGACATAAAGCTACAGTAGAGTTAATTCAGAATGGTGTGTTAGATGATACTTTTTTAAACCAAATAAAAAAATATGAAATGCATCCTAGAGACGGTGGTAAACCTGTCTTATGGTATAAAAGAAACCATAGAAAAATGCATGAATATGAAAAAGCTTTTCAAAAATATACAGCTGAGAAAGCTTTAGTGTTAGACAGTGCAAGAGTTAAAAGAGTATCAGAAGAGAAGGCTGAGGCTGAAACTATAAGAACTAGGATAATAAATGAATGGGAAACCATACCAGATCTACAAAAATTTCTAGCAAAAGAATTTGACAAAGTAGGTAAAAACCAAGAAGCTAAAAAAGTATTAATTGAATTACAAGGTTTAGCAGTTGGTTCTAAACTGAATGATCAATTTTCTGAACCTATATTATATGATCTTTTAAATAACAAAAAATTAACTAGAGACGATGTAATACGAGCAAGGTTGAGTCCTGCTAAAACAACTGAATGGTTGAAAAAAGCTGACGAAGCTAGTCCATTCACTTTTACTAAAGCCGAAACAACTGTAGTTAAAGGCCAAGCCAGTACTATTGTTGAGGATATATTAAGACAACATGGAGTAGAAGCTAAAAGTGTTAGTTCGTCTAGTCTTACTAAATATAAAATCCAATTAAAATTAGGTGATTATTTTAAACAAGGTGTGCTTAAAGGTATGGGCCGTCTTGAAGCTCTTGGCTGGGCTAAAGGTCAACTAGATCAAGATGTTAGTGACGGTTTATATGATATTGTCAATAGAAAAATAATAAGAAAAGATGGTAAAGAAATAACTGTACATTCACCTGAGTTTAAATTATTTGGTCAATCCACTGACCCTACAAGAAGCCCATACCCTTATAGTAATATCACATCACAAGATGTTAGAGCAAATCCTGACATCCCAAAAGAACGTGGTATACTTCCACCAGCTGTTGTAGAACAATATTTTAATGATTTAAAACATAATTTAAACAAAGGCTACCCACCAGCTGCTATTCATTTTGTAACTAAATATGGTTATAATCCTAATGGTACTTTGAAATATACTGTAGGACAATTCCTTGAAGATCAGAGAGCTTATTATCAAGGTGCTGGTGATAAATCTAATGAAGGTTATCTTGAAATAGAAGAGGCTAATCTTAGTCAGATTCCAGCAGAAGAACATAGATATTTGACTACTTCCCATGCAACAAAAGATAGTACTAATGCTATTTTAATTCGTAATGGGTTTAAACCATCTGCAGATTGGTTTCGTTCTACTTACGATCAAGATCTGATTAACAACTATTTAGGACCATTCAACCCTAATGGTTTAAGTACATCCTCATTAGAAATATTTGCTGAAATGGAGGGACTCAAATAATGTCTGATTATTCAAGTGAAATAAACCAAGATTATATACCACAAACTGATCAAGAACGTGTTGAACAAGAACATAATCAGAAGTATATACAATGGAAAACAGACGAAGAAGCTAAAGCCGCAGCAGCTGAAACTGAAACTGCAATACCAGAACCAGAAGGTAAAGGTGCTATATACAATATAGGACACACAGCCGCTGCAGTTCCATTAGGTACAGCTGATTTTATCAGTGATGTAGCTGGTTTGGTTCCTTGGCTTAAACCTGCAGATGATTGGTGGGATGAGAATTCACCAAGATCCAATCATCCAGTACATAAAATTATTAGAGATGCCTCTTCTGTTATTGTACCTACAATAGCAACAGGTGGTGTCGTTACAGGCTCTTTAAAGGCTGCTACAGCAGCTAGGAGTATACCACAAGCTACACGTATACTTGGTACTATTGCAGCTCATGCTGGTGTAGATACCGGTGTAACTGCTATATCTTCTCATTCAAAAGAGCAAGATAATATAGCTGGTACTTTAAACGATTGGTTAGGTTGGGATATACCTTGGGCAACTAGAGATACAGATAGTCCTGATGTTATTCGTAAAAAGAATATAATGGAAGCTGCTGGTCTTAGTGCTGGTGTTGATTTATTACTAGCTTCATTTGCACTTGGTAAAGCGTTGAAAGTTATTCCCGGTAATGAAGCAGCAGAAAAAGCTTTAGCTAAACATGCTACAGATTTTGAAGGTAAAGATCCTATATCAAAAGATGTGCTATCACGTAGAAGTGCTAGACAAAAAGCAATTAAACGTGAAACAGCTGAAAGGATATTAAAAGATCCAGAGAATACTAAATACGATGCTTTTGTAAATGACCCACCAAGCGGACCAAATGCTAGAGCTGTGACAGATTTAGAACCTAATCCAATTAGATCTAAAGTAGATAATTATAGAATTCAAAATAATATAGGCACTACAAATGGTAGAGCTAGACCTGTTGTTGATTCAATTTTTCTTAAACAATTAGCTAATGCACCTGCTAAAGAAAGAGCTGCACAATTACGTAATTTATTTGAACAAGATCTTACTGCTACTGTAGGAGCTAAAATTAATGGTAAAACTATACCTCCTACTGAGATTAATAAAGCAGTTACTAAATTATATGATGATGTCTTTAGACCAGAAGTCAGTATAAAAGAAGTTGAAAAAATAATTGATGAGATGAAAGTTAATGTTTATGATGCAGCTAAGGTTGATTATAGACATGGACCAGTATTAGCAGAAGCTTTTTCTAATGCTTTCTCTGATATTTATAATCCCAAAACTATGCGAGCATCAGCTATGGTTACAAACCAAGTAGCAGGAGATGCAGCAGACACAGCAGCAGCTGTAAGTATGATAGGGGATATAGCAGATACAGGAAGACAACAAGAAATTATTATTGAAAAACTTAGATTATTAAATAAAGAAGTTAATGCTAATAAATATGTTGTCAGTAAGGCTCAGGAATTTAAACAAATATCTAAAGCTGGGAATCAATCTGCAATCAATCAGTGGTTATTAAACCAAGCTGATGAATTTGCAGAAGGTTTAGAAGCTGCTCAATGGAAAGGTCATAGAACATATGATACTTTAGATGAAATAGCTAAAGCAAATCCTGAATACTTAAAACCTATTGTCTTAGCCATTGAAGCTACAAATGGTGAAGTAGATCAAATCCATAAATTAAATAGATGGACAGAAAATAATATAGGTTTAATTAAAAAAGCATTCTATGATGCTGAGCCTGAAGTTCCTAGTTTAGTAGTACAAGGTTTGAATGGTGTACGCTATAATCATATGTTAAGTGGTCTAGCACCTTTACGTGCTATTACTGGTAACTCTATGTTAACAGCTATGAAACCAGCTACTGTATTAGTAGGTGCTAAACTTACAGGTGATGCAAAATCATTCCAAAAAGCATTGTGGACATATGGTGGTTTCTCTGAAAACCTGAAACGTGCTTTTAAAGTAATGGGTGATGAATGGCGTTTAGCTAAATCAAAGCCAGAGGAAGCTATGATGCGTGGTCGTGCAGACTTACGTCAAGCTAAAATGGATAACTTTGAAGCACTTGAAGCTATGTCTGATATATGGAGAAATGAAGGTGCCCAAGGTAAGGTTGCTTTATGGAATCTTGCTAAAGGTATGCATTGGTATAATAATAATCCATTTACTAAATGGGGTATTAATGCTATGTATGCTGTTGATGGTTTCACTAACTCTATGATGGCTAGTGGTAGTGCAAGAGCTAAAGCTTATGCACAGCTGATGGAAGAAACTAATGGTGGTTTTAGTCAACAAGCGTTTACTAAACTACAACGTAGATTATATGATGAAGCGTTTGATCATACAGGTGTATTAAGAGATAAAGCAGCTAAACACTCTGCACAAGAAATAGCACTAAACTTAGATAATGATTTAGTTAATAGAGTTAACCAAGTTATTGAAAAAGTACCTGCTGCTAGAGCTTTATTTATGTTCCCTAGAACTGGTATAAATTCATTACAAGTTGCTTGGTCATTCACACCGGGTAGCAGTTTACTACCAGCTTATACTAAAGCACGTAAAATTTTAACTGCCAATTCAGTTGAAACTATGACTGAAGCTTTAGCTGAGCATGGGTTAGAATACAGCATGGATGCATTTAATACTCTTAAATCAGAATATATTGGTCGTCAGTTGATGGGTGGTGCAGTAGTCACAGCTGCTGGTTTATGGGCACTAGAAGGTAATCTTACTGGTAATGGACCTCACAGTGCTGGTGAACGTAAACGTATGATGGATATGGGTGCTAAATTCAGCTCTATTAAAAACCCAATCACTGGTGAATGGCATAGCTTTAAAGGGTTTGAACCATTTGATAGTTTGTTAAATACAGTAGGAGATTTAGTTTACTATTCTGATCGTATTGATCAAGCTGCTACTGAGCAGATGTATCAAAAGTTAGCGTTTTCTATCAGTATGAATGTAGCTAATAAGACATTCCTTAGTGGATTTGAACCTTTAGTTTCTATGTTCTCTGGTGATGAAGGTGCTTTCAAAAGGTTTGTTGTTAATCAAGCAGATGCTTTAGTTCCTTTCGCTCCATCTGGAGTAAGAAGTGTATTAAATAATGCAATCGCTCCACAACTAAAAGATGTAGAAAATGACTGGGGATCATTGATGTCTAATAAATGGAAATTTATGAACCCTCCTAATTTAGTAGATCAGGTTGATATGTATACTGGTAAACCTATCAGATATCAAGAGCCTTTAACAGCAGCTGCAAATGCTTTTATGCCTTTCTTTAAATCTAATGGAGACATGGAACCATGGAGGCAATGGTTATTAAGCACTGGATGGGACAGCTTACCTAGTATGAAATCTAATCCAATCACAAGTATGCCACTTACCCCTAATGACCGTAAATGGATTGACAATTGGATTGCTAATAATATGAATTTAGCTGGTCAGATTGAAGGTATGATGACAGCTCCTGATGATTTTTGGAACAAAAAATTAAAGGAGTATAAAGATACTAGAGGTTTACAAAAACAATCAGATTATCCAATTAAAGAATTGGTAGTTCATGAAGAATTGGATAGGATACATAGTGAAGCAATGCGTTATGCTTGCTCTGCTTTAGAAAGATTCCATGAACAATATTCAGCTATTGGTGAGAGGAACACACAAGTTAAAAACGCTCTAAGACAAGGTAATATTCCACAAGCATTAGATAGTTTAGAGGGTAGAAAACAACTAGAACAATTACTTAAGTATTAAAACCAATAAGGTATTATGGCAACAATTGAAAATCTTTTTACGGGTAACGGTTCCACCGTCGATTACTCTTTTACATTCCCATATTTAGCCGAAACAGACATTAAAATAAGTCTTGGAGGCGTTATTACAACTAACTGGACACTACATAATGCCACTACAGTAAGATTCAGTGCCCCCTCAGGTGGTGCTACAACCTATCAAGAAGCTGGTGGAGCACCTAAAAGTGCTGTAGCTATTAGGGTTTATCGTGATACAAATGATGAATCCTTACGAGCTACTTTCTACCCTGGTTCTGCTATACGAGCTAATGATTTAAATGAAAATGCCTTACAGAATTTATATGTAACACAAGAAGCACATGATAAATTAGGTAAGGCTTGGTCTGAAGGTGATGAGACTATTGATAGTACAGAAGTTTGGGCTGGTAACAATACACAAATTGCCACCACTGGTGCTATTGACGGAAGGGTGGATGCTAAGATACTTACTGCTACCACTGAAATGGCAGTAAGTAAGTTAGCTGATGGAGCTGCAAGACAAGTACTACAAACAGCTGCTAATGGTAGTGATGTTGAATGGACTAGTAATGTAGATATACCCGGTACATTAGATGTAACAGGTGCAGCTACGTTTGATGGTTCAGTAACAGCTTCTACATTTACAGGTGATATCAGTGGTAATGCTGTTACTTTTACTACAACTGCAAATAATAGTGCTAATGAAACAGTTTATCCTGTATTTGTAGATGGCGTTTCAGGTGCTCAAGGTGCAGAAACAGATAGTGGATTAACATATAATCCTTCAACAGGTGTACTCACCTCTACTTCATTTACTGGTAATGTGACTGGTAATGTGACTGGTAATGTGACTGGTTCGGCTGGGTCTTGTACAGGTAATGCAGCTACTGCTACTGCTTTAGCAGCAGCGACTACTGTAACTAACTCTGAACAAGGTTCACATAGTGTTGATGATGCTACATTCTTTACTACTTCAGCAGCAGATGCTAGGTATTTCAATATAAGTAGTGGAGATACTATTAAAGATGGTGATAGCTTCCCCGATAATGACACATCAATTGCTACAACTGCAGCTATTAATGACAGGATTATTGATCTTGTTGATGATGTCGGTGGTTTTGTTGCAATAGCAAGTGAAAACCATTTTCCAAATGCTAACCCTGATGTCAATAATGGTACTGGTACTATTGTTAGTATCAAATCACTTTCTGAAAATATAGTTACAGGAAGTGGTGTAACAAGTAATAATAGTATTGCTCAAACATTAGGTGGTACGGCTGTTAACATAACTGGTTTAACACAAAGCACTACTTATGCAGCTGGTTTTGGGATGTTAGTAGAAACAACTACTACATTAAATGAATACACATTCCATAGATTAACACCTAAAGCTACAGAAGTTACAACAGTAGCTGGTATCTCAGGAAACATAACTACTGTTGCTGGTATTTCTGCAAATGTAACTACAGTCGCTGGTATTTCAGCTAACGTAACAACTGTTGCTGGTATCCACGCTAATGTAACAACTGTTGCTGGTATATCAGGTAATGTTACTACTGTTGCAACTAATCTAAGTAGCGTTAATAATTTTAATGATCTATATCAAATAGCATCTTCAGCTCCAACTACAGATGGTGGAAGCAATTCACTAGCTGCTGGGGATTTATATTTCAATACATCTTCTAATGAATTACAAGTTTATACTGGTAGTGCTTGGCAGGGTGGTGTAACAGCTACAAGTGCTTTAGTTGCTAAATCTGGAGATACCTTAACTGGTAACTTGGTGCTAGATAATGCGAAGGAGATACGTCTATCTGAGACAGATGCTAACGGTAGTCACTATTTAGGATTTAAAGCTCCTGATTCAGTAACTGCAAACGTTACACTTGCTCTTCCAGATGGTGCTGGATCGAACGGTCAATATTTAAAAACAAATGGTAGTGATACGTTAAGTTGGGGTACTATCAGTTATCCGGTACCAACCACGATTACAGTTGCAGATGAATCTACAGATACTACTTGTAATGTCTTATTTGCGACTGCTGCTACAGGTGATTTAGCACCTAAAACTGGTACTAATTTAACCTTTAATTCTAATACAGGTATACTCACAGCTACAGGATTTGCTGGCGATATAACTGGTAATGTTACTGGTAATGCCTCCGGTTCATCTGGTAGTTGTACAGGTAATGCTGCTACAGCAACTACAGCTACCAATGCATCAGGCTTGACTGGTTCACCTAATATTACTGTTGGAACAATTGGTTGTGGTACTATTACTGGTACATCAACAATAGCAGATTCAAAGGGTGATGTAAGAAAGATAATTCAAAACACTCAAGGTTCTACTTATACTCTTGTTGCAGCTGATGCTGGTAAACATATACTTGCTAGTGGAACAGTCACTATCCCTAATAGTGTCTTCGCAGCTGGAGATGCAGTTACTATTGTCAATAATACTGCTGGAAATTTAACACTTACAGCTTCAGTTGGTACTTTATATAATACTGCAGACGCAGCTACTGGTAATCGTACTCTTGCTGCTAGAGGTATGGCTACTATATTATTTGCCAGTGCAACTGCTGCTTACATCTCAGGTGCGGGGTTAAGTTAATGCCTACTCAACAAATCTTATTAGGTGCTGGTGGCGAAAGTATTACTGGAGGCCAGACAACAGCCCTTGGAGGTAGAGATGCTTACCACGGAGGCACAGGTGCTATGACACCATCTTGTACTAATAGCGGAACTGGTTCGCCAACAATTGCTATGGGCACAAAGGGTGGTAGTGCAGGCAATAGTTATAGTAATATTTATAGTTGGGTCTGCCCATCTGATGTCAACTACATTAGTGTTGTGGTCGCTGGAGCCGGTGGCGGTGGCGGTGGCGGGCAGATAGTTGATTACTACGTTCCTTATGTTGGTGATATTTATCACAAATACACTGGAGGAGGTGGCGGCGGTGGCGGCTTAGCCTACATTAATGGTCTTGCCGTAACACCAGGAACTACTTATTACCTTGCGGTAGGCTGGGGTGCCGCTGCAGTGGCTGGTAATAATTCCGGTTATTTAGGCGGTCCCAGTTGGTTTGCAACTGGTTATACAGGAGGTAGTGGTACCACTCCCTATAGTCCTACAGGTAGCTCTCTTTACGCTAATGGTGGGCAAGGTGGTACATACTCTAGTAGTCGAGCCGTTGGTGGTACAGCTTTTGCAACCACTTGGACTGCAACAGCCGCTTATTCTGGTGGTTATGGTGGTTATGCTTATAACGGAGGATCAAATGAACTTGGTGGTGGCGGTGGCGGTGGCGCTGCTGGCTATGCAGGGGTTGGTGGAAATGGATCATCTTTCCAATCTGAAACAAGTTATACGAACGCTACAGCAGGAGCTGGAGGCGGTGCTGGAGGCGGTGGCGGCTTTTACCAACATCCTACTGGTGGTGGTGGTATTGGTTACTTAGGTGAAGGCTCTAGCGGTGCAGCAGGAGTCCGAACTGTTACTGGTACTGTTGCTAGTCATCCTAATTATTTAAGTAGTGAATTTGGTCAGGCTGGCTCTGGAGGTTCAATAGGCGTTGAATATAATAATACAGGTACAAATTTTGACTATGGTACAAAAACTACTGCGGGTATTTACGGTGGAGGCGGTCGCGGTAATGATGGTCGTGCTAATCCCGGCCCCGGCTCTCCGGGTTTTGTAAGGATTCTTTGGGATAGCGATAACCAAGGTACCCATCGTACCTATCCTTCTACTAATACTGGTGACATGAGTTAATTATGGAATATTTAAATACAAAAACAAATGAGTTTTACAGCTTTTCTGAGTTAAAAGCAAAATTTGATGATTTACGTGTAGCTAGTTTTACGAATAATTTTACAGTAAAAGATTGGAATCCTGATTTTGCACAAATAATACATACACAAATGCCATGTGCAGGGAATCATGAAAAAGTTATACGTGATGGTAATACTTTAAAAGAAAATGTTTATTACCAAAAATGGAAACTTATAGAAATGACAAATGAAGAAAAAGAAGAAGCTGATAAATCAGCAGAGGTACACCAAAGACAAGCAAGAGATTCTTTGCTATCTAACTCCGATTGGAGTCAACTACCTGATTGCCCTTTAACAAAGGAAAAAGTTATAGAATTTAGAGAGTATAGAAAATACTTAAGAGATTTACCAACTAAAAACGGTTGGCCCTATACTCATCAAATTCCCGGTACTCCTATAATCTCAGAAGTTTAGTATGGCTAATTTTACTCATTTATTCGATTTAACAGAAACACAAAGTACAACTATTGAAAATCTTATTAAAGAAGAACCTGAGTCGGCTTGGATTGTTGAAACTTATAGACAAGATAACTTAAAAGTTCACCAAGAAACAGGGTCTATCATATTAAAATTGCAGAATAGAAATGAAAAAAATCCAATAGCAATTGAAAATACAGAATTAATTTCTAAATATTCAATACTAAATGAGTTATATGCTAAGGCAGCAGAAATATATAAGTTTAGTAAATATATTGTTCCAACGTCTTTATTTGTAAAACTACCAGCAGGTAAACAAGTTTATAAGCATAAAGATTCGTTTGAAATTTTCAAATATATTAATAGGATTCACGTCCCAATAATTACAGATGCAGAGTGTTTATTTACAATTGACGAAGAAACTAAATCAATAGAAAAAGGAAAGGCAACTCAAATAGATAATATGGCGTGGCATAGTGTTGAAAACAAATCTAGTGTAGATAGAGTGCATTTAATATTTGACATTAAAGCTGATTTATCATGACTCGTATTGTAGTTACCTCAGTTATAAAAGCTGGTGCTACATGGTTTAGATTTTTAATGTATGGGGCTGAAAGAGGTATACCAACTAATTCTTTAGATGTTGAAAAGTTTTATCCTTATGATAATAAAGATAACTATATTTGGCCTGATATTGATAAAAGATTATTTGTAAAAAGCCATGCTATTTATTGCGAAGATATTCCAATCATAAAAGATAATGATGGAGTCATCCTTATCTATAGAAATCCTTTTGATATAATGTTTTCGCGGTTAAGTCATCAAAGAATAAATGGACAATTAATTTATAAGCCTCATAATGTTAAGAGTCATATTTCACCTTGGATAGAAAGAAATTACTATATAGATCATTATAATTCTTGGAAAGATAGAGTTAAACTAATGATTAAGTATGAAGATATGATCAAAGATCTCCGTGGAACTTTAAATAAAGTTAACGATACTATGAATTTTAATTGGTCTTCTGAGAATATAGATAATGCAATTAAAGCAGGTAATAAAGAATACATGCAGAGTATAGAAGAACATGAAATAAAAAATAGAATTGATGGTATGTTTTACGAATTACAAAAAGCTGATCCTTTTATAAACAGAGGAGAAAAGTTTATAGGAGGTCGTAGAAGAAAAGAAGATTTAGAAGTTTTCTTAGAATATTATCAAGATGAATTTTTACAAAAATACTCTACTATTGCAGAAGAACTTGGGTATGATTTACATAGTATTATTGATAAATGGAAGAAAACATATTCCCTTCTATAACTCTACCTGATGCTTTAACTATTCCGGGTGCTTTAGATATACCTACACCCACATTAGAAAGACCAACAGCAGAAATACCTACTTTCCCAACTATAGTTGTAGCTCCTACTGTTTTAGCACCTCCTGTAGGTGTACTTACAGCTGATTTGGAAGAGATTCTAGAAGAGGAAATTGCTAGAAAACAAGAAGGTAAACCACCTAAACCAAAGCAAGAAGCTGCTGAAGTTAAACGTATAGATATACCATTCACTGACCTTACGTTTCCAGTTCCCAAAGAAGAAATACTCGTGACTGCAGGAACAACAGCGTCAGTGAGCGTTATAGCCACCCTTACTGTGACTTCATTATTTAAGCAAACTGTTAAAGTAATGAAACCTATCATTATGCAGCTTGCAAAACGGATACAAAAGAAACTTAATGGAAACCCCACAGGAAAAACCGAAGAACCTTCTGGGTAAACTGAAGGATGCGGCCGAAGATCAAGAACAACAAATACAGATTCTTGGTACATTTGTACGTTTAGGTGTTGTAGTTTGGAGTGGTTTTATAATCACAATGAACTACGTAGAAATACCTATGGTTAAGAAATCAGGTAATTCTGATATCACGTTCGTTGCTAGTGTGTTTACGGGAGCCCTTGCCACTTTTGGCTTGACCACTGGTAATAATAACAAAAATAAAGGCACCCTAAATTG